CCGCGCCAGGTTGAACCCACCACCCCTCCCGCCTGGCGCCCGATCGAGACGGCGCCGCGGGATGGGACGGAGATCTTCGGTCTGCTCCCGTTCAGCAAGGGGCACCGGATTCGCGTCCTGCGCTGGTTTGGGGATGACTGGTGGCTCGCGGGCTCAGGCGCTGATTTCGACGGATACACGCCTTCCCACTGGCTCCCGCTTAGCGCCCTGCCGGCGGTGCCGCGATGAGCAAAGACCGACTCAGTACCAACGACGAGCTTGAGGCCGGTTTGCACGCGTTTCGCCAAGCAGCCTTCAAGCAGAACGCGCAGATCAAGACACTGCGCGAGTTCGGCATCAAGGCCCGCGGGGTGTTCGTAAGTAGCCTGCAAATCGACGCTGCGGATATTGACAAGATCATCTGGGCACTGCGGCAGGCGAAGGCGGTGCCGCGATGACCAAGATCGAGGACACGCTAATTGGTGCCGTCGCAACGGTCCGCTCGTTTGTGACGTGCTCCGTCGCGGACGGGGTTCCGATCGAGCATCTGGGCGCGCTCCCAACCCTCGAAGACCTCGCCGCCCTCGTCGCCTGGGTCACCGCAGCCCTGCCCGTCGTCGAGGCGGTGCGGGAGCTTCAGAAAGTGGCGAAAGCCGCTGCCAACCAAAACTCCACGCTCGCAAGCAGGGCGGAGGCGCGGAAAAGGATGCCGGCAATCGTCGCTGATTTGCTTGCCGTTGTTGTCCCGGGGAACGAGCCATGACGCTGCCGGCACTCTTCGAGGAGTTCTACAGGATCTGGGGCGCTCCGGCCGCAACCAAGCCTGGCCGCCTGCACCTACGCGGCCCCGGCACCCTCACCACTTGCAAGCGGGCGATCGGCAGCGTGCGCACCACGGCGAGCGTCGATGCCATCGAGGCCGAGCGCCGTGACACCGGCAACGTCTGCTGGCTCTGCGTCAAGGCGGGGCGGCTCTCGTCGTCGCTTAGGGGGGACAAATGAAGGCCGAACGCGGAAAGCCGGGCGACGTGGCCACCGAGCGGCGCTGCAAGGGTTGCGCGAAGTGTGCCGACCTTTGCGGCCACGAATACGACTGCTTTTGCGACTTGAACGAGCCCGATGGCGTGGTCTGCGACGGTTCCGGCGTCCTTCCCGGGGGTCGGCGATGAGCCAGGCCGCAACCGAGGCACAGCCCGTCATCTGCCAGACGCGCGGCAAGGTCTGCCTGACCGAAGCCCAGGCCATCGCGAACAGCTACCGCGCCGGCATCCAGGGAACCAAGCCCGGGAAGCTGCTCCCGTTCGCCTGCGTCTTCTGTCACTGCTGGCACACGGGGCACCTCCAGAAACCGCGTCGGCGGGGGAAGGGGCACGCATGAGCCCGCTTGAGATGTGCCTCGCGATTGTTGAGGCGGAAGCGGCAAGGCGAGAGGCGGAAGAGGACTCGCTGCGGGCCTACCGGGCGCGCGGCAACATGCCGCTGTCGCCTGTCAGCGAAGAGAACGCCGGGCTGGCTCGCAAGGCATACGCGGACAAGATCGCCGCCGATCGCCGCCTGCGCTCCCTCCCCATCCCGACCCCCGAGCAGCTTGCCGAGCTGCGGGAGCGGGTCAAGTGAGCGCGCCATGGAATGAGCGCGTGCTCGCAGCCCTGGCCTCGCCGCCGACTGAGCTGTGGCACGCGACGACGCCGAAGAAGCTCGCGCGCTACCAGGGCACGGGCGCCATCCTGCCGCCGGTCCGTGGCTTCGACTCGCTTGCGGCCGCTGCCGAGTGGGCGCGTCTGGCCAAGCGATCGGTTCTGCTGCGGCTTCAGGTTCCCGGCCCCGTCCAAGCGCTCCCGGATCATCACCAGCGCGAAGGGCTCGCATGGTGGACCCCGGTGGCCGTGACTGAGTGGCTGGCCATCGAGACCCCGCCGGCTACCTGCGCTGCGCCCGCTGTCTGCGCCGGCTGCATCGCGTGCGACCGCAAAACCTACGAACTGCTCGACGAGCGCGACCGTTGCGGCGGCCGTCGGGTGGTTGATTTGTGTGAGGTGGATTTGTGACCGTCGAAGAACCCGACTTTAGCAAGAGCAAGTTTCGCAAGATCCACGCTGTCATGCCTGGAGCTCTGCGGGCTGCCTGGGAGATGCTGTCCTGGCAAGCGCGCGGCCTGTACCGGCTGCTTGTGACCGAAGTTGATCGCGATGGCCGGCTCGAGCTTGGACCCCCTGGCCTGGTGGGGCTATGCGGGATCGCGCGCGCATCCCGGTCGGACTGGCCGCAGCTCGAGCCAGCCGTGACCGACCTGCTAGCCAGCGGCCTCGTAACCTTTGGAAGCGACGGCGTTCTGGCACTCGCGTGGTTCCGGTTGAGCCAGGAGACACCGACGGAGGCATCGCTTCGCAAGGCCGCCTATCGCAAAGAGAAGGACGCCAAGAAGACAGAGAAGGATGTCTCTGGGATGTCCCAGGACAATCCCGCTGCGTCCAAGGACAAGGAAGGACAAGCCGGGACAAACACGGGACAGAAGGTGGACATCCCCGCAGATAAGAGATCTGAGATAAGAGATCTTAAAAGCTTTGCGGAGGGGACTTCGCCCCCCGCGCCGGTTGAACCAATCAAGCCAAGGGCTCAGCTTGCTCTGGTGCCCGACCTGCCCAAGGCGAAGCCGGTAAAGCAGCCCAAGAAGCCCGCTACCGAGACACCGACCGCTAGCGCCTGGGCTGCCTATGCCGAAGGGTATCGAAAGCGCTACGGAGCCGATCCCGTGCGCAATGCGAAGGTCAATGGTCAGCTCTCGTCGCTGGTCAAGGACTACGGCGGCGATGCCGAGCGGCTTGTCGCGTTCTACCTGGCGCGCGATGGCCAGAACTACACCAGGGACTATCACCCGATGTGGGCGCTGCTGCGGGACGCGCAGAAGCTGCACACCGAGATGCGGACGGGTCGGGCTGCGGCAGATCCCCCGCCGGCCTGGCGACCGCCCGAGAAGGCCAAGCCCTACCGGCCGCCCTACTTCGACCCGGTGGTGCCGATGAAATTTAACCGCCTGCCGCCAACGCCCGAGGAGGAAGCCGCTGCCCGGGAGGCCCTACACGCTCTGCGCGAACGGACTGCGCCGACCGAAGCGCCGCCCGAGGGCCAGCCATGAACGAAGTCCCTTCAAACCTCGAAGCCGAGCGGGGGCTTATCGGCGCGCTTCTCGTCGAGGGCAAGACGCTCCTACATGCCGTCTCGGAGATTGCAAAGCCCGGGGACTGCATGGACGCCAAGCACGAGGCCATCTTTGCCGCGATGCTGGTGCTCGACGAGGAGAACCTGCGCATCGACCTCATCACCGTGGCCGAGCAGCTCAAGCGCGACCGGAAAATGGCGCTGCTGGCCGGGGTAGAGCAAGAAAGCTACCTCGCCGAGCTGGCCAACTACCCCGCGATGCTGCCCGGCAGCGTGCTTGACTACGCCCGCTTTGTGCGCCGCTCGGCCGACCAGCGCCGGCTGATGCTGCTGGGCTCCAAGCTCGTCGAGGCAGCCCGCGACCCAGGGGCGGACATCGGCACGGTCATCGAGCAGCACAGCGCGGGCCTTCTCGAAATCAACACCCACGGCGGCCCTGACCCCGTGGAGCACATCGACCGGATCTTGCACCGGGCGGTAAAGCGAATTGAGCACCGGTTCAACCACAAGGCCGCGGTGACCGGCATCCCGAGCGGGTACGACGAGCTTGACGAGATCACGCACGGCGCGCAGCCCGGAGACCTGATTCTGATTGCCGGCCGCCCCTCGATGGGAAAGACCGCGTTCGTGATGGAGATGGCCATCAACGCCGCCGAGCAGAAGCCGCACGCCTACCCGGCCCTCGTCTTCTCGCTGGAAATGTCCAAAGAGGCGCTCATCGAGCGAGTGATATCGAGCCGCTCCGACATCCCGGGCGAGCGCTTGCGCACTGGCTTTCTCGAAAGCGGCGACTTCGTGAAGATGACCAAGCGCAACGTCGCTGGCATCCCCGTTGACATCGACGACACCCCGCGGATCTCGCTTGGTCAGATCCGAGCGCGCGCGCACCGCTGGCGCAACAACCGGCAGCGCTTCCCCGACGGCAAAGGCATGGGGCTCATCGTCGTGGACTACCTTCAGCTTGTCCGCGGACCCACGCGCCGCGACGGGAACCGGGAGCGCGAGATCGCCGAGATCTCCTCTGGCCTCAAGGCGCTCGGCAAAGAACTGGGCGTGACCGTGCTCGCGCTCGCCCAGCTCAGCCGCGACTGCGAGAAGCGCGAAGACAAGCGGCCCATGTGCTCGGACCTCCGCGAGTCGGGCTCACTGGAGCAAGACGCGGACGTGATCATGTTCGTGTACCGCGACGAAGTTTACGACAAGGAGACCGAGGACAAGGGCATCGCCGAGATCATCATCGGCAAGCACCGAAACGGGCGCACGGGCGTCGTCAAGCTGCGCTTCGGCAAGGAGACCACCAGCTTCAGGCCGCTGCCCAAGACGAAGTGGATTCCCCGCGACGACCGCGAGCCGCTGCCCCGCACCTGGCACGACGAAGATCGCCCATGACCCAGCGACCCAAGGACCCCCGCGACGACTTCGACCCCGTGGCGTACCTCAAGGGCCGGGCGGACTCAGTGATCGCCGTCGCCGCACACATCGCCGATCAGGAGCTACGGGCCGAGCGCATCGCTGACACCATGGCCGACCTGGACCGGCCCCGCAGGCGCACCCACAACCACCACGGGCGGCGAGCGAGGGCGGTGCAATGAAACAGTCACCCAACCACCCGATTTGCAGCAAAGCCCCGACTTGCGTTCAAAACCGCTCTGTGCCTCGTGTGCGGAAAAACACGAAAATGTGCAAAAACTGCAAAATCGCGCTTGTGCTCGGGAATTCCCCAGGCCTAGCGTCCTGTCACTTCGGGCTGGTAAAGCCGTTGCCTTTTGCCAGCAAGGAGTGGGAGCCATGTGCATCGAGTTTTTGCCGCTGGTCATTACCACGGGGACTGCCCTGGTCCTTGATTCCATCCACGCGGCCGGGCACAAGCGCGCCTCCCGAATCGTCGATCAGGTCCGAATCGGCGGCGACGCCCGGGTCGAGGTCCAAGGCGTGCTCCACTGCTTTGTCGATGGCGACGCGCAGGTGCTCGCGACGTGCTGCTGGCAGGTCATCGCGCACGGCCGCAGCCGCATCACGTCGGTCGGCGGCGCGGTCCGAGGCTTTGACGAGGCCCGGATCAAGCTCCGCAAGGGCGCGCTTGGGTTCGCGTACGGCGGCGAGGTCGACGCCTACGACCACAGCATCGTCGTCATCCCGCACGACTGCACTGCGCAGCCCGTGGTGCGGCTGCATGGCAAGCGGGCGCGGGTTGTAGATCAGCGCGAGACTCGGGCTCCGCGTCTTGTCCTAAGCGCCGCCGCGCAGCTCAGGGGCGAGAAAGACACTCGGGCTTGACGGCTGCCCGTATGGCTCGGTCAAGCCTCTGATCCAGGGCGCGAAGCGCAAGCGCATTTGCGCCAACGGCGACGGCAAGAGCCAGCAAGGCGAGCAGCACCAATCCGACCGTACGCTTCATCTGGCGGCTTAAAACGCTTGGGGTTGCGCAGGGGAGACGGGACCGGACGTTGACGCAGAGCCGCGGATTTGCAGCGCCATGCGCTCGACGAGTCTGTCGGCGTGAAAATCCGGCACGGTGCAAAGCTCGAACTCAAGAGCTGACAGCTCACGCGCCAGCGACAGCCGCTTATAGTCCTGCGGCCACGCGCAGCGCAAAGTCACGCTTCCTGTGAGCTGGTCGCTGACCTCGTGCCATTCCACCTCGACGGTGAGGCCATGAACCTGCAACTCCTCCAGTCGAATCTCGATAAGCGAGACAATCGTCGAGGCTGCCGGAAACTCTTTTACTGCGCGCAAACGTCGGCGAAGGAGGTCCCACTGACGAGCAAGTTCGGGTTTCATGTGGCTCCTGTTCTTATCGCCCAGCGAAGCGAGGGCGAAACCTGTTGAAGCTACGAGCGACGCGAAGCCCGTGTGAGTAGCGAGGGGCTGGCCGCGGTTACCTGCTCCTTGAGCTATCAGGTGGCAGCCAAGGTGTCAACGATGGCTTGCGCATGTATTTGCAGGTGCAGAAAGTCGAGCAAGCGCATCTTGCGGACTGGGCTGTATCTGTGCATGGTGGCGAACGATGCGTCCCGAACCGCTTCCCTCCATGACGAAGCCCATTAACATCGAGGCTGACCAGAACGCCTGGCGGGCGCTCAAGCTGCGCAAGCAGGGTTACGGCTACCGCGCGATTTCTCTCAAGCTCAAGTGCAGCCTGTCGACGGCGCACGGCTACGTAAAGAAGGCGCTCGACCTCCTGCGTGCCGAGATCATCGAAGCCGCGGACGACCTGCGGACCATCGAGATTGAGAAGCTGGATGCGCTTGAACTCCAGATGAAACGGAAGCTCGCGAGCGGCGGCATCACGCCCGCGGACTCGGCCAAGATCGCAGCGGTCATCGTCCGCATCGGCGAGTCAAGGCGCAAGCTCCGCGGCCTCGACGCCCCCGAGCGCGTGGAGATGACCGGGAACCTGTACACCGTCAAAGAGGCCAGCCCTGATTGCGCGGAGTGGGGCGAGCCAAGGAAGGAGCCACCCAATGAGCCAGCCGCAAAAACCGACGAGTGAGCGCTATTTGATTCTGCGCGTCGAGGACGCACACAAGCTAGCCAGGTCGCCGGAGACGGGCGACGACATAGTGATTGCCGAGAACGTTCTTGCCGACACAGGCGGAGACATTGCCGAGATCGCGGACCTGTTAAAGGGGCTAGAGATTTGCTGCGCGTGCAGCAATGAGAGCCAGCAGCGTTCGTGTTCATCTCCTACTGCTAATAAACTCGGGCGACGGTTGCGCAGGTTGCTTGACCGTGCGGATGCGAGGTCATCGCGGCATGTTGCGAAGGGGGAGGCGTGATGCGCCGGGTCCTTTGTACCCTTGAGCCCATCGTGTTCTGGCTGTCGGTCGGCGGCTGCCTGGGTGAGGTGATTTTGTACAAGGTCACCGGCGAGCCCGTTGGCTGGGTTCTGCTGACCCTGGCGTATCTGGTCTTGTGGAAGCTGGAAGCGCGCGACCACGCAGCGACCCAGCGGAAGCTTGAATCTGGCTGGATTGGCGGACCCCCGACCGGCGGCATCGTCAAGGCCATCGGAAAGAATGGCTCGCTCTGGGTGCAGATATGAAGCGCCGCCAAGCCGTCAAGATCCTCAAGCGGCTGTTCAACGGTGGCGCGCTCTACCGACCGGATACCATGAGCTGCGCGGTTCGCGTCTCGCAGCGCGCAGAGGATAGAGGTCGCTTCTCGTGGGTCCAGGATGGCGACAGGTGGCGTGTCATGCGGTCGCATCTCAAGCTGTCGAAGGAGATGCGCCGCATCTGCGAGGCCGTCCGCGATGCTGGCAAGGCCGCACTCGACCAGTACCTGAGCGCGAACCGGAAGCCCTTCGAGAAGCTGTGGGACGAGGCGGCTGCGGCCATCCTTGCTCATCTGCCGCCCGGCTCGACCATCGTGACCACGGAGGAGCCGGCGCGGCCCGGGGGTAGGTCGTATGTCTACTGAGACAACCACGGAAGCGACGTGCGAGTCGATGACCATCGGGCCACCGCTGGAAAGGCGCCCCGATGGCTCCTATGCCTTCCGCTGCCGGGTCTGCGGGTTGATGTGCATCGACGTTGCTGACGAAAACGAGCCCAGGGCAACGGCCGCGCAGCCCGCCGCTTCTGATGAGGAGAAGTTCGCGTGTGCAGCGCAGCACCTTGAGGCCGCGCTCAAGCGCGCGCATTCGTATCGGCTCAGCATGAACCACGCGTGGAATCGAATCTACGGGGGCGCGCTATGAGCCTCACCTCAGGGCCCGACTTCTTCGCGGGATGGACGGCCGCGCTGTGCGTAGTCGCGGTGGTCAGGAGGCCGCCGGGCTTCGATACCGTGGCCTTCCATCTGGCCATCCTCGCCGCGGTTCTCTTCGCGAGATAGCCGATGTCCCGCACCTTCGAGCCGATCCCCTGGCAGGTAGCGCCGTGGAAGGACACGAGCCCGGTCCTCCTCATCGACAGCGGGGCGGGCACGGGAAAGAGCGTATTCGCGCTTGAGAAGGCCAACGCGCTCTGCCTGCGCTTTCCTGGGTACTTGCAGCTCGTCCTGCGCAAGTCGCGCGCCTCGCTGCGGAATAGCTCGGTCGCCCAGCTCGAAAGCATCGTGGGGCCGCGCGTCTCGCACGTCAGCAGCAAGAACCGATTCGAGTACCCGAACGGCTCGCGCATCGTGTATGGCGGCATGTACGACGCCAAGCAGCGCGAGGCCATCCGGTCAGTTGCTGGCGAGAAGGGAAGCGGAGCAGACGGGGCGCTGCTTGAAGAGGCGAGCGCATTCGGTGAGGCTGACTTTGAGGAGATCATGGGCCGCATGCGTGGCACGGCTGCCCCCTGGCGCCAGGTCATGCTCATCACGAACCCGGACAGCGAAACGCACTGGATCAACCAGCGCTTCGTGCGTCCGTGGCTATCGGGAAACCCGCCGCCTGGGCTCTCGCGGTATCACCCGACGCCAGAAGACAACCCGACGCTTGACCTCGCCTACCTGACCGCGCTGCGCAACCTGACCGGGGTGCGGCGCGAGCGGCTGTATGAGGGCAAGTGGGTGCGCGCAGAGGGGACGGTCTTTGCTGAGTCGTGGGATGCGAATATTCACATCGTCGACTGGTTCCCGATTCCGGCCGACTGGCGCCGCATCCGGTGCATCGACCTGGGCTTCGTCAACCCGCGCGTCTGCCTGTGGATCGCTATCGACCCCGACGGCGGCATGTGGGTCTACCGCCAGCTCTACCAGACCCGGCAGCGGGCTACTGACTTCGCGCGGGAGATCAAGCGGCGCAGCGCCGGCGAGAACATCGAAGCGACCATTTGCGACCACGATGCCGGCGAGCGGGCAGACCTCGAATCCGAGGGCATCATCACCATCGCCGCGACCAAGGACGTCTCGCGCGGCATCCAGGCGGTAGAGCAGCGGCTGCTGGGCGTGGGCAACGGTCCGCGTCTGCACTTCCTGCGTGGCTCTTTAGTCTCGCAGGACGACGAGCTGCGCAAGGCGTTCCTGCCGTGCTCAACCGAAGAGGAGTTCGATGTCTATGTCTGGGCGCGCAACCCAGACGGCAGCCTCAACAAAGAGGAGCCGAAAAAGAAGGATGACCACGGGATGGACGCGCTAAGGTACGGCGTCATGTACGAGGACAAGGACGCGCTCGACCCGGCCGACGCAGACCCCGAGATCCTGCGGCATCATGTACAGCGGGCGCAGCGCGAGCTGAGCACCGAGCGTCATTCACCCGGACCATCGCGCGGCGGGGCCTGGACCCAGCGCGGCGGCAGCTATGGATTGAGGTAGGCGATGGCCGAAACCAAAGAACCTTGGAATCTCCTTGAGCGCGATGACTACGCATTCCGCTGGCGATGGTGCAATCCAGAGCACCGCGGCGCTATCGAGTGGGAAGTTCACAAAATCGCCGGCAAGGAAGGCCCGAAGACAATCTACGAGGACGACCGCCAGTCGGATAATCTTGAGGCGTTTGCCGACCCCTCGTTCGCTCCCATTGAGGGCGGACATATCCTGAGTGGCTACACGAAGTTCGATGGGTGCAGCAACATTCAGCAGACAAACACAGACTGCATGATGCACTTCTGCGGCACCGGCATGCTTGTCGACATCGCCAAGGATATTCACTCGCTCGGGCTCGTGTTCGCCGAGGAGACTGGCAGCGGCTGGGAATAGCCAAAAACAAATCAACTCAAACAACAGGAGCTACCAATGGCCATCGACAAGAAGCAGCAGACCAAGCAGGAGCAGCGGCAACCCGAGACGCGGCAGGAGACGGCGCAGGCAGCGGCACCGAGCGAGCGAATCATCATTGCGCCCAGTGATGGCAGCACCGAGGCTGCATTCGATGCTGTCCAGTATGTCCCGGCAAACAAAGAGAAGCGCCCCGACACCCTGATCGCCCTCAAGCACCTCGTACGCGCCAAGGTCCCCGCGCGCCTGGAAGAACCGCTCCAAGGCCTCATCACGGAGATCTTCTGCGACCCTGCCCGCGCGCCGAGCAAGACCACGCTCGACAGCCTGACCCTCCTGCGCGACCTGCTCGCCTCCGACCATCTGCACGGAGACGCGACCCACGACATCTCAAAGGCTA